GGCAAGGTGGGCGTAAATGCCATCGCCCTTAAGTTCAAATTGGTCGAACCAGCCAGCGGCTTCACCACCGTATTTATCATTTTCGCCATGCTCAACATTCAAAGCGAGTTTTAAGCCGTTGCTTTGCAAATCCTGCAATAGCTTTGCACCATTGATTTCAAATACGCGTCCATCGATGCCAGAAACCATGCCAATGGGCGAAATCTTGATTGCGCCTTGGGTCGGATCGCCAATGGCACATAGCTCTTTAATATATAGTTGTGTCGCTTGATCCATATTCAACCCTTCCTTTCCGCGTCTCTTTTTCAGGCTTGTTTCTTGCCTGACAGGGCGAAGTTTATCGTCTATTTTCAATAGCTTGCTCCACATGGGCGTATCTTGAGTGGCGGTTAAAAAAAGCGGCTTAGCATTCGCCTTGTTGGTGGATGATTGATGCAGAAATGGCATCCCAAGGAGCTTTAAGCGCATGCAGTTAGATAATCTTATACAAGCAGGGACAGTGGTTGAGGCGGATGTAAATCGTGCCTTGGTGAAAGTGAATGTCTTGGGTGCTGTGTCGGATTGGCTGCCTATCATGATGCAAGCCAATGGCTTTAAAAAACACTGGGTGGGCTTGCGTGTAGGCATGCAGGTGGTGGTGTTGGCGAATCGTTATGTGCTTGGCTCTATTTATAATAAAGATTGTGCAGAGCCTGCGGGCGCAACAGATAGTACGGATATTACAGAATATGAAGATGGCACGCGCATTGTTTATGATAGCCAAGCCAAGACCTTAACGATTGATGCGGTTGGCGATATTCTAATTAAAGCGATCAATGCAAAAATAGAAGTAACAAAGGCTGTGGTCGTTGCTGATTCGGTGGATGTGCAATCGACCGACATTAAACTCAACGGTGGCAAGGGCGTAGTGACAGGCGACTGTATGTGCGCGCTTACAGGCATGCCGCACGCTGATATTTCAAGCACCGTGAAGGCGGGCAAGTAATGGCATTGCAAGAGGCAACATTATCCAAACTTATTCAAGATAATTTAACAGCGGCTGGCTTTGCCGTAGGAAATCCCTACTCGAAAATACCCCTTCTTGCTGATGCTATTGCAAAAGCAGTGGTAAGCCATATCCAAGCTTCTGCGGTCGTTACCACGCCGCAAGGCACAGGAACGGTGCGTTAAGATGCTAAGTTCCCAGCTTCTACAACCCCTACAACCCCTACAACTCAAGAGTGCCATCGGCATGATTGATTTTGCAGGTATCTCGCTGACAGGTGCGCCGCAAGATGCAGTAAACAAACGCTATTATATTTCAGTCGTCGATTCGATTGCGCGCATTCTTGGCACACGCAAAGGCTCGCGCGTGATGCGCCCTGATTTCGGTAGTGATTTGTATTTATTGCGTGATCGCAATTTTGGGGCGGCTTGGCGAGTTTGGGCAACGCGCTATATTTTTGAAGCGATTACAAATGATGAAATGCGTGTGTTTTTTCAAGCAGTCAATTTCAATATTGATGCGATTACGGGTGCAATAAGCTTTTCCATTGCTATTGCGCCGAAGGCTTTGTGATGGAAGTTGATTTAAATTTAATTCCCGCACCGAATGTGATTGAGCCTTTAAGCTATGAAGAAATTCTAGCGCGGAATATTGCATCATTGCAGAAGATACTCCCCGATTGGCAACCTTTGGAATCGGATATGTATATGCCGTATCTGGAAGAATCCACATACCGCGAGTTGATGCTTAGACAACGGGTGAATGGTGGCGCGAAAGCGGTGATGCTGGCATATGCTGCGGGTGCGGATTTGGATCAAATCGGCGCAAACTATGGCGTGGTACGCCATACGCTCCAAGCTGCTGATAACGCCGCGATTCCGCCGCTTGCTGCCATCATGGAATCGGATAGTGCATTGCGCGAACGCATTCGCTTGGCGATGTATGCGCGCACGACGGCTGGGGCTGCCAATCAATACAAATATTATGCCCTATCGGCGCATGCGGATGTATTGGATGCGGGCATTACCAGCCCTCATCCAGGCGAAGTGCTGATTTCTATTTTATCGCATGTTGGATCAGGCGTGGCGGATCAAGCGGTGTTGGATGCAGTGTATGCGGCATGCAATGCCGATGATGTGCGCCCGCTGACTGACCTTGTACATACCCAATCGGCAAACATCATTGATTATGCTGTTTCCGTGGCTATTACGACCTATCCAGGCTTCGATCCCATGACTGTGCAACAAGAAGCCTCCAAACAAATAAGTATCTACTGCGAACGCCATCATGCCATTGGTCATGATATTACACGCGCTGGCATCATTGCAGCGGCGGGCGTGGAAGGCGTGCAGAATGTATCAATCACAGCACCGACGACTGATTTAATTGTCGATGATATTTCTGCATCACATCTTATCAGTCTTACAGTAAGCATAGCAGGCTCTGCCATATGAAATCATTACTGCCCGATAACGCCACCACGCTGGAAAAAAACATTGAGCAAGTCACCGCTGGCATGGCTGATTTATCTGTGCCCATTCGTGATCTCTGGAACCCTGATACATGCCCACTGGCATTATTGCCTTGGTTGGCGTGGGCATTGGATGTGGAGCGGTGGCAGTCCGATTGGTCGGAGCCTGTGCAGCGCGCGGCGATCAAAGCGAGTTGGGGTGTGCATAACAAGATGGGCACAGCAGCAGGTATAAAAACAGCTCTTGAGTCTCTGGGTTATTCTTCAGTCAAGATTACTGAATTTGCAAATTTATTTTATAACATGGCTATTCCGCGTGATGGATCACGAACACATGTAGGCACCACGCGGGCATTTCAGTTTGATGTATCTGTCAACAATGGAGGAGTCATTCCGTCCGCCCAAGACATTATGAAAATTAAGGATGCTATCAATACATTCAAGAACGCCAGAAGCCACCTTTATCGAATGTATTATATGGCCGCTTGGCACAACGGTGGCAACAGCCACAACGGTGCAATTTTGAGAGACGGAGGATTGATCCTTGGCTAATTTAACCGAGAAGCAACTATTTGATGCAGCAGTGTATGAACTATCAACCACTGACCCTGTGATGGGTGGCCCTAGTGGCGTGGATAACAAACCACATCAGCAGCTTGCCAATCGTACTGCATGGCTTAAACAACAAGTGGATGCACTGCTTGCGGCAGGCGGATCAGCAGCGGAAATCACTGCCGCGATCAATGCGCATTTGGCAGCGGCTGATCCGCATACACAATATACGACCAATGCGGAAGTGATTGCGCTAATCAATGCGAATAAGCAATCACTTGCATCACTTGGTGCAGAGCCTGCTTTTGCTAAGAACACAGCCTTTAACAAAAACTTCGGTGCTGGTGCTTCCAATGTTGCCAAAGGCAATCATAGCCATACGCCTGCATCACTTGGTGCAGTAACTCCCGCAGGTGTAAATGCTCAAATTGATGCGCGAGCATTGAAGCGTGTGAATATGCCGCAAGGCTTGCGGCGTGTTTCAACCCATCTTTCAAATAATTACCAGCTGCAAACATGGAGTGATACGCTGGAAGATGGGCATTATGATGTTTATCTTTCGATCCCGCAAAATGGCTTGCCTACGGGTTGGTATTATATTGATGTGCATCGGCACGTCCAAGATACAACAACCAATCAGTGGCGCACACTTACAGCCACATCGTTTGGAGCAGGAAACACGCCAAACCAAGTGTATAAATCTACATGTTCGCTTGGAGTTTGGACTCCGTTTGAGCGACTTGCCCAAGCTCGCCCTGGTGAAGTCTTCGCTTATGCAAAATCGACACCACCACCACATTCGCTTGAATGCAATGGCGCACAATTATCACGAAGTGCCTATGCTGCATTATTTGCCGTGATTGGCACAACATTTGGGGCAACAGGCGGTAGCACAACATTTAATCTTCCTGACTTGCGCGGCGAGTTTATTCGCGGCTGGGATCATGGTCGTGGTGCTGATGCAGCGCGCATATTTGGTAGTTGGCAGGCTGATGCTTTTAGAAGCCATACGCATGGCGTGCCAGGCTATAACCTGGTGTCTGGGTCAGGTATACCATGGTATAACTGGGGAGGCCCAGCAACTTGTTCATCACAACCAAACACAGATGCCAGCGGCGGTGCAGAAACCCGACCTCGCAACCGCGCGTTACTTTATTGCATCACATACTAAGGAGCTTATAAATGCCAACAAATACAACTGACCCAACTTTGCAGGCTGCAGCAATCGCCGCGAAGCCTGTTATGCTTTTTCACTATACCAGCGATACACAGGAGCTTTTATATTCAGCGATGAGCGACACTGATCCGATTGAAGGGTTGCCTTTGATTCCATCTTTTGCCACGGATGTGGTCGCTCCAAAAACAATCAAGAAGGGATTTGTGGCGGTGTTTGATGTGAATAAAAAGACTTGGACACAGGTCGAAGATCATCGCGGTGATGTGTTTGACACAAGCACAGGTGAGAAATCTACGCATGCCGCATTGGGCGCATTGCCAGCGGGCAAAACAAGCATTGCACCTGCTGACACACTGCGTATCTGGGATGCTGCAACAGGTGCATGGCTATTGGATATAAACAAGGTGCGAGCTGATAAACTGGCAACTATTAAAACCGATTACAACGCTTTGCTCTATGCGAATATCACAGTACCTTCTTTATCCGCTGATTTCCAAGCCGACACGGCTTCACAGGCTGCAATTGATGCGTGTATCAATCGTTTAACGAATGGTTGGAAACCTCCTGTTGGCGCAGACCAATGGCTGGATACAGCGAATGGCAGCCATCCCATTACGCTGCAACATATGAACGCCATCGCGAATGCCATCGCTACACGCAAAGCACAGCTATTCCTACGCTACCAAACTGCAAAGGCGAAGGTTGCCACTGCTAAAACAGTCGCAGCCGTGAATAAGGTGGTGTTGTAATGCGTGCTTTTATACTGATGCTGATTGCTGCGCTCGTTATGCTAATGCTTGGTTTGCCATTGCTGCTTGGGCAAGCAGTGCGGCATATCATCATGGGCAAGCCATTATCAGAGCTTTGGTGGGCAACGGCGATTGGGCTTGACCAACTTGGCGGCTCAATTCTCTACGGTGAACCCGATTGGACGGTATCCAGCCGTACTTATTGGCTGGCTCGAAAGGGTAAGGGCAAGGTTAATCGATATGCCTTCTATTTTGAGCAGTTCATC